CTAAACAGTTTGCTAAACAATTGGCCAAGGCACCAGCAACACAACGTGCCGCATACAACACAGCAAAAGTCGTTAAAGCTAATCCAATCAAAACTGGTCTAGCGGCAACTGCGGCAGGAGCTGGTGCGGCATACGCATTAAGTAGCAAGCCAGGAGAGACTCCCCCAGCTGTGCCAGGACAAACCGGAACTCCAGTTCCAGGAAAAACTACTCCAGCGACTCCAGCGACTCCAGCGACTCCAGCGGCGCCGGCTGCAGGAGAAGATATTAAAACATTAACTGCTGAGATTGATGCAATTGAAAAAGAATTAATGGGTTCTGATGGCAGTGCTTTCCAAGATGATCCAGAAATCCAACAGGCAATTGCTGATGCTAGAGCGGCAGCTGGCGGAAACGTTAGTGCGGCAACGGCTGCGGCAGGTGGTACAAGTGCTCCTGAAGCTCCAGCACAAACTGCTGGTGGTACTCCAGTAACTGACTGGTAATAAAATGCCACGTGATATAACTATTACGTTTAGTGACGGGACTAAGCATCAGTATAACAATACTCCTGATTCCGTCACTCCTGACGACATAGAAAAACGTGCTAAGAAAGATTATCCTACTAAAAAGATATCTAACATAAGCGGCGGTAAGAAAAAGCCAGTGGGTGATCCGTTATCAGCAGATCCAATAAGTGCTAATGCTAGACCAAAAGGATCTGTAGGTAGTGATACTCCAGCAAAAACATCGTCATCTGCACCATCTGCTACGCCACCACCAATCACAAAAAATGATGAATTAGATCAAGTTAAGAAAAATGCTGGTGTTCCAGCTAGTGGTGGTCAATTTAGTATTAAAGGAATTCGTTTTGGAATGCCAGTAAGTCAAGTAGAGCCGATGTTATCAGGACTTACGATTGGAGGCTACGGCGGTGGCTACTTAGGTTGGCAAATAGAAGAGCAAGATAAAAAAATAGTTAAACTGTTCTCATTTCCTTCTCCAAACCAAGTAGATTCATTATTGAGTGCATTTACTGCAAACTACGGAAAACCTCAACAATTTAAACAATTTAAATCCAAAACTGTGGCTGGACAAGAATTAGATGATTACACAGCTACTTGGAAAATACAAGATGCTGTTATAGAAATGAATAGGCATATTAAAAGAGACGGTGGCTATTTTTCTATATCATCCAAAGAGCATGACGACCGGCAAGCTGAAAAATATAAAGAACAAGACCAAAAAGCTAAAAAAGATTTTTAATAAAAATGGCAGATTCATTCTGCCATTTTTGTCTTTAAAATTTCTTAGGCATTGACACAAACAGATAATTAGTATATAATAGGCTTATACATTAGGAGACTTACATGTCAGGACGTAGCTACGGTGCAGAAGAAAAGGCAAAATTGGAAAGACTAATCAACGAAGGCAGTACAGTATTGCGTGAAGTTGAGGACTTGCAAGAAGGTTTGAAAGAAACCGTTAAGGCAGTTGCAGAAGAATTAAATATTAAAACTAGCATTATTAATCGTGCAATTAAAATCGCACATAAAGGTGACTGGTCGGCGCACAATGAAGATTGGGCTGAGATTGAAGCTATTTTAGATATTACCAAAAGAATCTAAATACATTAACTGAGTAGGGTACGCTGGCCACAAACAGCAAAGATGGTATTTGCAAGCCGTAAATTGCATATGGAGAATAAATGAGCTATGTAGACGCATGGTTTGACCGCGCCAATGATATGGTTAAAGTGGTTGAACGCAACAAGAAAGGCGAACGGGTATTTAGAGATATTCCAGCTCGCTACACCTTTTATTACGACGACCAAAAGGGCAAGCACACAAGTATTTACGGCAACCCTGTTAGCAAAGTCGTATGTAAAACACAAAAAGACTTTCACAAAGAACTAAAGATACACTCAAACAAAAAGATTTATGAAGCAGACATTAACCAAGTGTTTGTATGTTTAAGTGAAAATTACGTTAACGCAGATCCCCCAAAACTAAATGTAGCATTTTTCGACATTGAGGTAGACTTTGACCCTGAACGTGGTTATAGTACACCTGACGATGCGTTCATGCCCATTACCAGTATTGCTGTACACTTACAATGGTTAGAAACCCTAGTGTGTTTTGCTGTTCCTCCAAAGACCTTAACTTGGGAACAGGCACAGGAAGAAATTAAAGACTTCCCCAACACCATGCTGTTTAAAACAGAAGGTGAGATGTTGGATGCATTTTTGGATCTTATACAAGATGCAGACATACTAACTGGTTGGAACAGCGAAGGTTATGATATTCCTTACACAGTTAATCGTGTTACTAAGGCGTTGAGCAAAGACGATACTAGACGTTTTTGTTTGTTCAATCAATACCCCAAACGCCGTGAGTATGAGAAATTTGGTCGTCAAAGTGTAACATATGACTTTGTGGGCCGTGTACACTTGGACAGTTTAGAATTATATCGCAGATACACATATGAAGAACGCCATACATATAGACTGGATGCTATTGCTGAATATGAACTGGGTGAACGAAAAACACAATACGAAGGCACGTTGGATCAATTATACAATAATGATTTTAAAACATTTATTGAATACAACAGACAAGATACATCACTATTAGATAGACTGGATAAGAAACTAAAGTTTTTGGATCTTGCCAACACATTGGCACATGAAAATACTGTGCTACTGCAAACCACAATGGGTGCTGTGGCTGTAACTGAACAGGCCATTATTAACGAGGCTCATCGTAGAGGCATGGTTGTTCCAAGTCGTACTAAGATGAGTGAGCGTGAAGACAACCAAGCGGCCGGTGCATATGTGGCACATCCAAAAGAAGGGTTACAAGATTGGATTGGATCGTTGGACATTAACAGTTTGTATCCGTCAGCAATTCGTGCGCTTAACATGGGTCCAGAAACTATCGTTGGACAATTACGTCAAACAATGACTAATGACCATATACAAGGCCTAATTGCCAAAGGTAAATCCTTTGCTGGTTCATGGGAAGGTATATTTGCCGCATTGGAGTATACCAGTGTAATGAACAAAGAAGTTGGTACAGAGATTGTTATTGATTGGGAAAATGGCGATAGCGATGTACTAAGCAGTGCAGAGGTATACAGGCTTATATTTGAAAGCAATCAACCTTGGATGCTCAGTGCTAACGGCACAATCTTTACACATAACACAGAAGGTGTTATCCCTGGACTTCTTGCACGTTGGTATAAAGAACGTAAAGAGATGCAGGCCAAACTTAAAGAAGCTATCAATGCTGGCAATAAAATTGAAGAAGAATACTGGGACAAACGACAGCTGGTCAAGAAAATTAACTTGAACAGTTTGTACGGCGCTATTTTAAATCCTGGTTGTAGATTCTTTGATAACCGTATTGGTCAAAGTACTACACTAACTGGACGTACAATTTGTAAGCACATGGCCAGTAAAGTTAATGAAATTATTACTGGAGAATATAATCATGTTGGAAAAGCTATTATCTATGGCGACACTGATAGTTGTTATTTTTCTGCTTATAAGACGCTTAAGAAAGATATCGACTCGGGATCGATCCCGTGGACAAAAGAAACCGTAGTACAACTGTATGACCAAATTGCTTCAGAAGTTAACAACACGTTTCCACAATTTATGTCGGATAGTTTTCACTGTCCAAAGACACGTGGAGAAGTTATTAAAGCTGGTCGTGAAATTGTTGCAAGTAAAGGCCTGTTTATTACTAAGAAGCGTTATGCTGTGCTGTATTATGATAAAGAAGGCAAACGTAGTGACGTAGATGGTAAGCCAGGCAAGATCAAAGCCATGGGACTGGATCTCAAGCGCAGTGATACTCCAGAATTTATACAAAACTTTTTAAGTGATGTATTGGAGAAAGTGCTAACTGGTGCTACTGAAAAAGAAGTGTTAGAGCATATTACTGCATTTAGAACTGAATTCAAAGCAAGACCAGGTTGGGAAAAAGGCTCGCCCAAACGTGCCAACAACATTACTGAATATCAAGAAAAAGAACGCAAAGCTGGTAAAGCAAACTTGCCTGGTCACGTTAGAGCAAGTATCAATTGGAATACACTAAAACGTATGTATGATGACAAGTACAGTGCCAACATTACTGATGGTGCTAAAGTTATTGTGTGTAAAATTAAAGATAATCCAATGGCATTTACCAGTGTTGCATATCCCGTTGATGAATTACGTTTGCCACAATGGTTTAAGGATTTGCCATTTGACCATACTGAAATGGAGCAAACAATTATTGACAACAAACTGGACAACTTGATTGGTGTACTAAATTGGGACATTAAGAGTACAGAGGAGAAAAACACGTTTAATAAACTGTTTGAATTTTAATATGAAAATAATTGTAGCAGGTTATGGGTATGTTGGCAAAGCAGTTAAGGGTGCTTTAGGAAATAAAAACGAAATCATTGTTGTTGATCCTAAATACACTGAAGTTACTATTGCACAACACATTGATGCTGACGGTATTGTTATTTGCGTTAATACACCAAGCGATGATGCTGGCAACTGTGACATTAGCAATATTATTAATGTAATTGATCAAGTGCCAATTTTTATACCTATTTTAATTAAAAGTACTATTAGTCCCAATTTACTAAAAGACGTTTTAGAAAAATATCCAGACCATAGTATTGTGTTTAGTCCAGAATTTTTAAGGGCAAAGTCAGCTGTTGAAGATTTTGCCATGCAAAAGTATATGATTATTGGTGGAGATGATCCAGCTAACTTTTGGCATTTGCTTTTTAAAGATTCGCTAGTCAATTTAAAAGTTATACACAAGTGTACGCCAGAAGAAGCCGCAATGGTAAAATATGCTACAAATAGTTTTCTTGCTATTAAAGTTTCATTCTTTAATCACTTATATGATTTATGTGAAGCAACTGGACAGGATTTTGAAGTAGTAAGACATCTAGTATGTCAGGATGTAAGGATTGGTACCAGTCACAGTATGGTGCCAGGTATTGATGGTGAAAGAGGATGGGGTGGGCATTGCTTCCCTAAAGATACATTGGCATTTGTTCAATATGCACAGTCATTTAATCAAAGTTTTGATTTATTGGAAACGGCAATTGAATATAACCATAAACTGAAAAAAGAGCTTGACATTTAAGGCTTTTCTAAATATAATATAACAAGGAGATTATTATGAAAGACATTTTACAAGACATCGTAGCACATACACATAGCTTAGGCTTTTTGAGTACTGTTAAGGTTACAGGCGAAGAGTTGGCAACAACTATTGAGGCAATGGCAGAAGATCGTAGCGTTATCG